TCCCGCATTTTAGTATAAGTTATTGTTTTTGTATCTATAATTTTTTCTTTTTTTATTTCATTTAAAATTTTTTCAAAAATTTCATCTGGTATATCGGTACTTTCTTTTCCTTGAACTTGATTACACCACTCTCTAAAATGATTAATTCTTTTATAACTAAAATGTGATGTATCTTTAGCGTTTTGTTTTAATATCGGTCTATTTTGCTCAACAAGTAATAATTCTTGGTATCCACATTTTTCACATATCATAATTGCTTCATGTTGTAAACAAGTTAATGAATTTTGACATTCTTTGCATATTTCTATATTTTCATTTAAATTTTTTTTTACATATTGACTATTAGTTAATGATAAATATTCATCTACTAAACTTGTTTTATCTGTATTATTCACATGTGTAACATTTTTATTATTTAAAGCATCAAGAACAGTTTTTTTTGCAAGATTACTATTTTTAGATTGATTTTCAATAATATCATAATAATTAAATAATATATCACTTGTATCTTTATAATAATCTATTTCATTATAGTTTTCTATATTTTTAAGTTCTTGATTTATATTATATATTTCTTCTTTAATTTTGATATTTGAATTCCATAAATTATTATATTCTTTTGTATTTAAATTATCTTTATTTTCTGATAATATTTGAATATTCGACATTATATTATTTTTATTTAAATTTAATTTATCTAAGTTAATAATATATTCATTATATTTTTTTGACTTATTTTCAAAATCTTTAATTATATTATGATGCATTGTATCTAAAGTACATTTATCTTTATAATTTTCTGTATTATTCAATCTTTTTTTAGATGTTTTATCTTTAAACATCTTATATAAACTTTTTATAATAATTCTTTTAAGTATATTGTGTTTATCTTTATTTTTTTTCTTTTTATATAGTATAAAAAGATAAAATAACAAATGGGTGGTGGTCTTCTTCAATTAGTAGCCTATGGTGCTCAAGATGTATATTTAACTGGTAATCCTCAAATTACTTTCTTCAAAGTAGTTTATAGACGTCATACTAATTTTGCGATTGAATCTATTATGCAAACTTATAATGGAACAGCGCAATATGGTAGTTCAATAACTTGTACTGTATCTAGAAATGGCGATTTAATAAATAGAGCATATGTAGAAGTTGAATTACCCGGTTTGGGTTATGTTCAAGATCAAGCAAAAGATCATTATGTAAATTATGTTGGATTAAAATTATTAAAATCTGTAACTGTTGAAATCGGAGGACAACAAATTGATAAACATTATTCTGATTGGATGTACATATGGAATGAATTGTCTTTACCATCTGGTAAAAGATATGGTTATGATAAAATGGTTGGTGCAAATGGTGGTGCTTTATCTACTGTTTTAACATCGGCTTCAAGTAAATTGTATATTCCATTAGAATTTTGGTTCTGTCGCAATGTCGGATTAGCATTACCTTTAATTGCTCTTCAATATCATGAAGTAAAATTCAAAATTGATTTTGCTGAAAAAGATGAAGTTGCTGTTAATTTTAAAGCTGCCGACGCTGATACTTCAGTAGTACACGAACCATCTGGTAATGCTGTAACAATTGGTGATCTTACAAGAGTTGATATTTGGGTCGATTATATTTATTTAGATACTGATGAACGTAGAAAATTCGCTCAATTATCTCATGAATATTTAATTGAACAATTACAATATACCGGTGAAGAATCATACAATACTCAAGTTAGATTAAATTTCAATCATCCTTGCAAAGAATTAGTATGGGTTTCTAAATGGCCTGGTGATAAATCCGCAACTACTAAAAATCCTGTATTACAATGGAATAATTATTCTAAGGATGACGACGCTACTGTTTTTGGTGGAAATCCTGTTACTACAGCACACATTAGACTTAATGGTAATGATCGTATTGCTCCACGTGATGGTACTTATTTCGATAAAATTCAACCGTATCAACATCATACTAATGTACCTAAAAATGGTGGTATCAATGTGTATTCTTTCGCTATTAAACCAGAAGAACATCAACCATCGGGTACTCTCAATATGTCTCGTATAGATAGCGCCGTATTAGCATTAAAAATAGAAGATGCAACAAAGAAAACAGGTAATTTGCAAGTATATGCTGTTAATTACAACGTTTTACGTATTTTATCAGGTATGGGCGGTCTTGCCTATTCTAATTAAGTTTTCTCTCTTTTTTTTTTCTAATTATATAGTATAAAAGAAAGTATAAATTAAAATGGGTGGCGGTCTTCTTCAACTTGTAGCTTACGGTGCACAAGATGTATATTTAACAGGTAATCCTCAAATTACCTTTTTCAAAGTAGTATATCGCAGACATACTAACTTTGCTTTAGAATCTATACAACAAACTTTTAATGGTTCTGTTGGCTGGGGCAATCGTGTAACAGCTACCATTTCTAGAAATGGTGATTTAATCAGTCGTTCTTATTTAGAAATGTCAACTAGTGGTTCTACTGGATTAGCGCCAATGGTTGGTTTACGCGCTATCAAATATGTTGAATTAGAAATCGGCGGTCAAAAAATAGACAAACATTATGGCGAATGGATGTATATCTGGAATGAATTAAGTATGCCTGTTGGCAAAAAACAAGCTTATTACAATATGGTTGGTGGACCGGGTGGCACTTCTGCTGCAGTAGGTACTATGTATGTTCCTCTTGAATTTTGGTTCTGCCGCAATGTTGGTTTAGCATTACCTTTAATTGGTTTACAATATCATGAAGTTAAAGTAAATATTCAATTTGCAGATGCAAGCGAAGTAGCTTCTACAGCCGGCTCATTATCTGCTTCCTTATGGGTAGACTATGTTTATTTAGATACTGATGAACGTAGAAAATTCGCTCAATCTTCTCATGAATATTTAATCGAACAATTACAATTTACTGGAAAAGAACAAGCAAATAGAAAACTTAAATTAAACTTTAATCATCCTGTTAAAGAATTAGTATGGGTTGCTGAAGGTGCTTCTAGAGACGTAAATAACTGGTTTAATTATACCAGTGATAAAGATGTAGTTTCTGCTTCGACTGATAAAAAATATTCAACTCTTGCCAATCTTGTTGGTCCAGCTGGTGCTCCAGTCAATTTAATTAGTAAAGCCAAACTAACACTTAATGGCAATGATCGTTTTGCTCAACGCGATGGTATGTATTTCTCAATGGTACAACCATTCCAACATCACGAAAATGTACCAAATAACGTTGGTATCAATGTTTATTCTTTTGCATTAAAACCTGAAGAACATCAACCATCTGGCACTCTAAACATGTCTCGTATTGATTCTGCAACATTAGATTTAGAATATGATACATCTGGTGATGCGGCTGATATGGTATCTGTATATGCTGTAAATTACAACGTATTACGTATATTATCTGGTATGGGTGGCATCGCGTATTCCAATTAGATAATAAATTACTTATTTTTTTTCTTAAATAATATAATAGAAAGAACAAAAATAAAATGGGCGGTGGTCTTCTTCAACTCGTTGCTTATGGTGCTCAAGACGTATATTTAACTGGTAATCCTCAAATTACCTTTTTCAAAGTAGTATATCGCAGACATACTAACTTTGCTTTAGAATCTATTCAACAAACTTTCAATGGTTCTGTAGGTTACGGACAACGTGTTACAAGCACTATTTCTAGAAATGGTGATTTAATCAGTCGTGCTTATTTAGTAGTTAATACTACTGAACCTAAATGTTGTCCCTTTTATGGTTTACGTTTAGTAAAATATGCAGAAGTTGAAATTGGAGGGCAAAAAATAGATAAACATTATGCTGAATGGATGTACATCTGGAATGAATTATCATTACCAGTTGGTAAAAAAGATGCTTATTACAGTATGGTTGGTGGACCAGGTGGCGATTTAGATGGTAATTTATATGTTCCTCTTGAATTTTGGTTCTGTCGCAATGTTGGTTTAGCATTACCTTTAATTGGTTTACAATATCATGAAGTTAAAATTAATATTCAATTTGCTCCCGAGTCAGAATGTATTCAACAAGGTGAAACTGCAACTACTAGTGCTACATTAAATGCATCATTATGGGTTGATTATGTTTATTTAGATACTGATGAACGTAGAAAATTCGCTCAATCTTCTCATGAATATTTAATCGAACAATTACAATTTACCGGCAAAGAAGTTGCTGGTAATAAAATTAAATTAAATTTCAATCATCCTGTTAAAGAATTGGTATGGACTGTACAAACTGATACTCCAAATAATGACAATTGGTTTAACTTTACTAGCAGCGCAACTGCTGTTACACAAGCTAGTGCTGCTAATTATGATGCTCTTAGCGCATTAATAGGTCCAAATTCAGGTTTAACCAATGCTGTTAAAGAAGGCAAATTGACATTAAACGGCAATGATCGCTTTGCTTCTCGTGATGGTAAATATTTTAATTTAGTACAACCATTCCAACATCACGAAAATGTACCAAATAATGTTGGTATTAATGTTTATTCTTTTGCATTAAAACCCGAAGAACATCAACCATCCGGAACTCTTAATATGTCTCGTATTGATTCAGCAACATTATCATTAGATTATGTTTCTGGTGCGGGGGGATCAGGTAAGTCAGTTTCTATATATGCTGTAAATTACAACGTATTACGTATATTATCGGGTATGGGCGGTATTGCTTATAGTAATTAAGTTTAATTATTATATTTTTTTTTCTCCTATTATAGTATAAAAGTGAATTAAAAACAAATGGGTGGTGGTCTTCTTCAACTCGTAGCATATGGTGCACAAGATGTATATTTAACAGGTAATCCACAAATTACTTTTTTTAAAGTAGTTTATCGCCGTCACACTAATTTTGCGATGGAAGCAATCGAACAAAGTTTTAACGGAAATCCAAGTATAGGATCTCGTGTTAGCGTATTGATAACACGCAATGGTGATTTAATCAATAGAATATATTTCAGAGCTACTTTAAAAAATACAGCCAGTGCTGGAACTAAATTAGCACTTGTACCATATTATGGTTTAAGATTACTTAAAAATATTGAATTAGAAATTGGCGGACAACGTATTGATAAACATTATTCTGAATGGTTATATATTTGGAATGAATTAAGTATGCCTGTTGGTAAAAAAACTGGTTATGATGTTATGGTTGGTGGCAATCAAAGAAATGCATCTGTTTTACTTGATGGTGGTAACGAGGTAGAAGTATATATACCTTTAGAATTTTGGTTCTGTCGCAATGTAGGTTTGGCTTTACCATTAATTGCTTTACAATATCATGAAGTTAAAATTAATATTGAATATGCTAATGCGAATGAATTAGTTGATCAAACTGATGGTAACTTCAGCTATGATGGTACTACTAAAGAAGATGAAGATAATAATACAAATAAAGGTGGAACATTATCAATGGAAACTTCTCAATTATGGGTCGATTATATCTTTTTAGATACCGATGAACGTAGAAGATTTGCACAATTATCTCATGAATATTTAATAGAACAGTTACAATTTACTGGTGCTGACAAAATTACTCAATCATTAGGTGATGCACTTAAGAGTGTAAGAATGAATTTCAATCATCCCGTTAAAGAATTAATATGGACTATTAAACCAGACTCTCAAACTGGTGCCCCTACTCCAACTCTCGGCATTGGTGAAATTGCTACTAAAGAAAGTAAACCATATTGGAATAATTTCTCAAGCGATGCATTTAATCAATATAATCATATTACATCAGATGGCGTTAGTGATACACAAGGTGATGGTAGTAACAAAGATGTACTCCTTAGTTTACCAAGCAATCCTGTTAGAAGAGCAAAATTACAACTTAATGGAAATGATCGCTTTGCTGAAAGAGATGGCGCATATTTCTCAATCATACAACCATATCAACATCATGAAAATACGCCAGATCATTACAAATTAGGTATAAATGTATATTCATTTGCATTGAAACCAGAAGAACATCAACCATCTGGTACTCTTAATATGTCTCGTATTGATAGTGCTCATTTACAAGTAGCAAGTGGTGTAACTGGTTTAATAAGTGTTTATGCTGTAAATTATAACGTATTACGTATATTATCTGGTATGGGTGGTCTTGCCTATTCTAATTAATTTTATTTTTTTTATATATAAATATAAAATTATATTATAATTAAAAATATGTTTAAATATATAAAAATAATTTTATTAGTTTTAAATTTTAATAATTTTAAATGTGCCAAATCTTTTATTAAACCATATATTTTTAATAATAAAAATTTAAGATTAAATATAAATATTTTAGCACTTAAAACATATAATAATTCATATAATAAACCTAATTTAAAATTACAAAAATATCATGATACAGCAAATTATTTAAATACATTAAATAAAAATTCAACATCTAAAAATATAACATATATATCTAATAATATTAATACTGGTAAAAAATATACTGATGAATATCTAAATCAATTAAATCATAAATATAAATTAAAAATAGATAATCATAAAATATCAAATAGAAATATAATACATAAAATAAATATTCATGATCTAATAATGTTTAATAATTTTATAGATGCAATATATTATAATTCATTAAATTATAAATCAGAAGATAATATTATAATTGAATTCAAAAATAATACAAGAAAGGTTTTTTATTATGATAATATAGATTTGAATATTACAAAAATAATAGATATTAATCAAAATATAGATTTAATTAATATTAATAATTATCCATATTATATGTTAAATACACCCTTTGCTTTTTTAATATGTGAACAAAAATAAAAAATAATAATAGAGGTAATAAATTATAATGCTTATTTCAATTAATAGTTATAATTTAAAAATATATGCATTTTTAATATTATTGATATTTATTTGTTTATTATTAATATTTATTATAAATAATGAAAATCAAACTGAAGAATTTCAAGATATTATTAGTGTAAAAGATGAAAATAATAAAAATGCTAGAAAAAAATTAGATATTAATTCAAATGAAGAAAACATAAACGAAGGTGATAAAGGCGATAAAGGGGATAAAGGTGATACCGGTGCCAAAGGTGATAAAGGCGATAAGGGAGGACAAGGAAAAATTGGAAAAAAAGGTAAGAATGCTTTACCTATTCCACCAATCAAATTTATTGATAAAGAAAGTAGAGAAATATTAGGTAAATTTCCGGAAGAAAACTATCCTTCTATAGAACAACAAGCAAAGGATGGTATACAAGAAATTATAATTCCCATTCCACGTGGCAAAGATGGTGATAAAGGTGATATTGGTAAGACCGGTCAAAAAGGTGCAAGAGGTTTACAAGGTAATAGTAGTTTATGTGTTGGTAAAGGTGATTCAGGAAAACAAGGTGAAAGAGGTCCACAAGGTGCTATCGGAGAAAAAGGTCCACAGGGACCCTCTGGGCCTCCTGGTACTGCTGGTCCAGTAGCACAAACAGGATTACCTGGAATTCCAGGTATGAAAGGCGCACCTGCACCACAAGTAGCACCACCAAAAGATGGCGAAAGAGGTCAGCAGGGGCCACAAGGTCCACAAGGGCCAGCAGGACCATTAGATATTAAAAGTATTCCAAGAGATAAAAGAAAAGAACATAGAAATCATTTTTGGGGTTATTTACCTTTTATTAAAATACAAGATGTAACAGCACCTCAAAGCGGTGGCAGTAGAGACGTATGGGTTCATACATGGGCTAATAATGCTTTATTATATTGTACATGGAATAATTGGGGAGATAAAAATGATCCAAATCATCAATGGGCGAAACCTGCAATATTTTTAAAAAAAGGTAATACTTTTAAAAGATTGGGCCAACATCCTAGTCCAGGTCACGGATGGGACTTTCCACAAACAAGAGATGGAGGTAGTGTTAAATTTTGGATACATTGGGTACCAACAGGAACTAAAGGAACTGTTGTGGGTTTATGGTGGGATGACTAAATATTATCTAATTTATTTGAAATAGTTGTTAATTTATCATTAATAATTCTTGATTATTTTTACGCATTTTTTCTAATGAATAATATAATGCCATTCTAATATGTTTAACTTCATATTTACTTTCTAATTTACTTGTATCTAAATGATTATTGCTTCTTTTAGATTTTAATATTTTATTTTGCTCGTAAATAGAAAAATTTTTCCATTTAAATTTATTGTCAACAATATCTGTATATAATTCTAAAATTTCGTTATGTGATATTACACCAGGATTTGTAAAATTATAACAACCTTTTTCTTTATTAATCATCATTTTCAAACATAATGGTAGCATATCATCTAATACTGTCATTGAATTAGAGATACTACATATTTTGTTATACTTTGTTATTTTTGTAATAAAATTTCTTTCATTATTATCACTAGAAATTGGCATCCTAATTCTTAATATTAAGGCATTGGTTTGTTTTATCAACATATCAGTAAATCCCTTAACAATACTATAATTTGAACCAAAAAAATTGGGTTTATCATTTTCATTAAATTTAGTAATAGAATCATCAAATATACAACCTGTTCCAATATAAGTGAAATGAATATTATTTTTATCAGAAAATAAAGCTAATGACAATGGAACATATAAATTATCATTAATATTTTCTTTTAATGTAGAAGGATCTTCTAAATAATCTATAGTATTATATTTTATATCATTAATATAACCATGTGTTCTACCACAACAACAATATATATGGGTTGTATTATAATTTAATATTTCTTTTAATATATTATCATCTTCAGCGCGCAAATTTGAATATTTATAATTAATATTATTATTATCTAAAATATTACAAAATTTTTTACCAATCCAACCATTGTGACCAATTATAAAAACATTCATATTATTAACTATAATAAAATTTATTTTTAAATATAATTATAAAATAGAATAAATATATATGAAAAATTATTATTTAGATAAAGATATTGATATAAAAGTAGATTTAAGTGTAACGGGTACGATAATTACTGTTAAATCTGAAGAAACTTTTAATAATTATAATGATCTTAATAAATTAAGTGATTTAATATATATGGATAATAATAACTTAGATATTATAATAGATGGTGATTTAATTATACCCGAATGGAAAAAATACAACTTAAATATTTCTGGAAATCATACTGTATGATGTAATATAAATACTTTAGAATGATATATTACATTCAGGATACATATTATTATTAATAATAGATACCATATCAAAACTTTTAATATAAATTATATATGCTTCCAAATTATAATAATTTTTACAATATTCGCTGTAAAATGTTTCAAACATTATTAAAATTAATAATTTAATATAAAATCAATTTTTTTATTTTAATTCTATTTATAAAAATAAATTATTAATAATTAAAGCAATTCTGATTCTTTCATTACTTTAATTAATCTAGTTATACCAATTCCGCCACCCGAACGTTCAAAGAAATTAAAACTTAAAAATTCATTAAGTTCTCTTTCAACTCTTTCTTTTGTAAAATTACTAAATAAAATATTCGCATATGCGCCATCACTTATATTATAGAATTGTTTTCTCATTTCTTCTGGATCTGTAGATCGTTGAGCACTACCAATTGTTTCAATTCCATTGATAATTACATCAATTTTTTTAGCATGACCTCCTTCTACAGTACTATCATCAGCTTGTTTCATATTCCAAAATGGTGAACTAAAATTAGGGAAATGCTTTAAGAAAAAAACTGGTCCATGATCTTGTCTAAGTTTTTCTTCATGTTCATGTTCTAGTTCTTTTGTTTCATATTTTTCAGCAATATCAATATAATCTCCTTCTGGATAAGTTCCCGAAGGATAAAACTTATTAAAACCTAAATGATCTAACAATTCTTCTTCCATTTTTTTCATTTCATCCATACCACCCTTCATTTCGAATTCAAACATTGGAAATATTTTATCGTGTCTACCTGGAACAGGATTTGGTTCATTTCTATAACTAGTACTTACACAGAAAAATCCATTTGCTTCAGGTTTACTTAGTAATTCATATTCTAACCACATTTGTCCGGTTTGTGGTAAAGGCCAAACTTGACCTGAATAACTATAAGTGGATATAGTTTTGGGATCTTCGCATGCAGCTAATATACTTAATCTACTTTGCGTATGTACTTCTTCAAATCCTTTTTTCTGAAAGAATTCTCTTAGTTTTTTAACAACACTATCAAATTCTGTTGTATTAATCATCCCAATTTTATTTCCACTCATTTTTCTTTTTCTAAACATTAATTAAATGTAATTCTTAAATAAATTTTAAAAAAAATGATATTTGATATTATTATATAATATAACTTATATAATGGATATTTCTCATGTACCATCAACATTTTATTTTAATAATATAAATGCAATTGATATTTCAAAAAATGAATATGAAATATTAAATAAGTTAAATTGGGAATTAAAAATTATTGTTTTAAAAAATCAAATATATCAATTACAATATTTATTATATAATAATAATCATTATTTAAAATGTAATAATAATTATTCAACAAATCAATTTAATAAATTATTTAATATAACATATTTTAATTGGTATTTTAAAGGTAAAATAATTAAATTAATAGAATATAATTAATTATTTTTTATATTATCTATAATCTTTTCTAAATTTTTTTCAAAATCATTTTTATTAATAAAAATAGGTTTCCAACCTATATTCATTAATTTACTATTATCTATATTATATCTATAATCATTAAAAGGTCTATCTTTTACTCTTAAAATTTTATGATTTTTTTTATTCATTTTATTACATATTATATTTGCCAAATCGTATATATATATTGGATTATTAATACCAATATTATATATTTCACTATCTACTCCATTTATTATTATAATTTCTAATGCACTTATAACATCATCAATGTATATAAAATCTCTTTTTTTATTTTGTGTACCATGTATTTCAATCGGTTTATTATCTATTATATTAGATATAAATTTAGGAATTACTTTTTCTTTATGTTGATTTATTCCATATACATTATTGCATCTCGTTATTATTATTGGTAAATTATAAGAATACTTATATGTATTGATAATTAATTCAGCACTAGCTTTAGTTGCTGCATATGGATTAGTTGGATTAAAATTAGAATCTTCTTTAAATATAATAGTATCATTATTAGATTCGCCATAAATTTCATCTGTTGAAAAATGTATTAATTTAATTTTTTTATTATAATTTAATATAGATTCTATTAATATTTGTGTTGCTATTATATTATTATCAATATGTTTTTTAAAAAAAATATATGAATTATCAACATGTGTTTCAGCCGCTAAATGTATAATATAATTTATATTATATTTATCATATGTTTCATTAAAATTATGATTTAAAATATCATCTTCAATTAAAATTACATTAAAATTATTTAAAATATAATTAATACTTTCTTTATTAGCTACATATGTAAGTTTATCTAAAATAATTAATTTATTTACTTTTTTATATATATAATTACAAAAATGGGACCCTATAAATCCGCATCCACCAGTTACTAATAAATTAATATTTTTTAATTCCATTTATATATTTTATTTCTTATTAATTTTAAATAAAAAATGATATTTAAATTATATAAATCAAATATATTATATATATAAAATAGAGATAATTAAATTATGGAATTTTCTAAGGACTCAGATATTATTAACATTTTAAATAGTTCATTAACTTTACTTACTAATAATAATACATTTGAAATTATTATTAATAATTATAATAATTTAAATTGGAGTGAATTAGAATTTAATAATTTTACTAGTTCTATATCCAATAATGATGGTATTATAGAAATGATAGATGATGAAATTTTGGAAATTTTAGATGATAATGATAATGCTTTAATAATATATAATATGTCAAATATTATTAAATATTGCAATAATGAATCACTTGAAAATATAAATAGTTATAAGTTTTTAAATAAAAAAAAAAATTTATCTAATAAACTCGATAATCTTTTTGATTATAATATTTTATTTAATATAAATGAAACAAATGAATTGTCATCTTTACCGGATAATTGGAATACAGTAAAAAAAAAATATACTATATACAAAAAAATTAAATATGTTGATAAAATAAATGATATAGAATATGTAACTACATTAATAAAAAAAAATAAAGAAGATGATACATTTGAAAATTTTAAATCATCTAATATTATTAAAGAACTTCAAAATTATCAATTTAGTATTATTATAAAAAATAGTATTGATATATCTAAAATACTAGAATCTATTGTAAAAATGTTACAATATATAACATTATATCCAAATATAATGTTTAAAGAAGATCAAAAAAAAATATTATTAGAATACAATGATTTAATTAAAAAAGATATTAGAATTAGTAGTTATAATAAAAAAGATTTTATTCCATTACTTACACCTAAACCTATTACTTTAGAAAAAATTAATCTCATTGATCCTAAAGAATTTGGTGCCGTTAGTATTTTAGATGGTTATACAGTCACTGAAAAAGCCGATGGTGAAAGATTATTACTATATATTAATAATAATGGTAACATATATACTATTAATAATACATATAATATATTTGATACAGGATTAGTAGCACAATCTAATTTATATAATAGTTTAATTGATGGAGAATATGTTACATGTGATAAAAGAATTGATAATTCAACTAAACATTTATTTGCAGCATTTGATATGTTTTATATTAAAGGTAAAAATATAACTTCATTACCTCTAATTGCTGAAAAAGAAAATAATTCAAGATATAATTATCTTAAATTTGCTAAAAATAATATTGATTCATCTAAATCTACTATTGAGTTTACTGTTAAAAATTTTTATTATAATGATGATAAAAAAAATATTCTTAATTATTGTGGTGATATTTTAACAAATTATAAATCATATCCTTATGAAATTGATGGTCTAATATTTACACCTTCTAAATTGCCATTATATTCTTATTACAGTAATAAACCTGTTCAATTAACTGATAATGTAAGATGGGATCGTTTATTTAAATGGAAACCACCAGAACAAAATACAATAGATTTTCTTGTTAAATATGGTAAAATTATTAGAGAAAACGGTCAAAAATATAGAGAATTAAAATTATATGTTGGCTATAATTCTAATCAATGGGAAGATATTGGACCTAATAAAGGATTAAAATTAAGATATGATCATAAATTTGCAAAAGAACAAAGATATTCTTATACATTGTATAAACCAGTGTTATTTAAACCAAATATATATTTTACTACTGGTGTTGAAATTGCATATGTTAAAATTAATTCAAAAGATGAAATCAGAACTGATGATAATCAAATTATAGAAGATAATTCTATTATTGAATTTAATTATAATAATAATATTAATATTTCAGTTCATCATAGATGGAATCCATTAAGAATTAGAGATGATAAAACTAGATTATTTAAAAAAGGTGAAATTAGTAAAACAATGAATGATTTAAATATTGCTATTAATATTTGGAGATCAATACATAATAGCGTTACTAATGCTATGATTATGGGTAATGAAGATTTATATATTAATAATACATATAATGAAAATTCAATTGATAAAGTATTAGATTCAGATGATGTTTATTATAGTAGAAATATTCCTAGAGAATCTTTGCTATCAGTACATATGTTAAATTTTCACAATCAATGTATTAAAAAAAAATTATATGAATTTAGTTCTAATAGATCATCATTGTTAGAACTTTGTGGTGGCGAAGGCGGTGATATGAATAGATGGTTAGAATATAATTATTCATTTATATTATCTATTGATCTTGTTAAACAAAATATTTATAATCCAAGAAGCGGAGGATATTCTCGTTTAATTAAAAAGAAAAATCAAAGCAGAAAAATGAATGATAAAGTATATTTTCCAGATATTGTATTTGCTGTCGGTGATTGTTCTATTCCAATTAATACAGGTGAATGCGCTAAGATAGTTGGCGATGAAGAAAGTGAAAACATTCTTAAAATTGTTATGAATAAACACAGAAATAATCAACATCACTTAAGACATATTGCAGGTAAAGGTTCAGATAAATTTGCTGTATGCAGTTGTCAATTTGCTATACATTATTTCTTTGAAAACGAAGAAAAACTTAATGGATTTTTAAGTAATGTTACAAATAATCTTAAAAAGGATGGCATCTTTTTCGCAACCTTTATGGATGGTAATTCTGTTATTACTGAATTACAAAATAGTGATAATAATATTATTAAGGGCATTAAACATTTAAATCATGATGATGATGCTATTACGTGGGCGATTATTAGAAAATTTGATTTAAATACAACTAATAAATATGGAAGACAAATTGGAGTTTTTATTGAAAATACTCAAAAAATTATTCCTGAATATCTTGTAGATTTAGATCTTTTAATTAAAAAAGCAAAAGAATATAATTTAGAATTTGTAGAATCTAATACATTTGAAAAAGATTTTAATATTATAAAAGATACAATTACTGATACGGCTAATCTATCAAGAATTCAAAATGATATTATTGAATTAGATAAAGATGAAGTTCAAAAAAAATTTTCATTTCTTAATAGATATATTATATTTAAAAAAATATAATATATAATTATTTTTTTATTTTTTTATTTTTAAATATTAGAAGATATATTTTAAATGGTTTCTAAAAAATGTTATAATTATAAAGGTAAATTTTGTAAAGATTGGAAAGTATTGGGTACAGTACCAGATAACAACCCTAATTTATGTGAAACTAAGTGCAATACCGATCCAACATGTCGTGGTTTCTTTACTTATCTAGATCCAAAAGACGGATCAAAAACTTGTTTTCATTGTACTGGCGAAGGAAAAAATCCAGATATTGGTAAACCGATTTCCCCATTTCCTTTACTAACAGATGATGTAATTCAAGATTTAAAAATATGTTATGATGACGATTATATAAAAAAACAGAAAATTTGTCCTCCATGCACATGCCCTCCTCCTCCTCCACCAACGCCGGTACATACTTGTGGAAGAAATAAATACTACGACCAGGGCAAATGCAAGTTGTGTCCTAGTGGTTATACTTCACCAGAGGGTTCTATTGGTAGAAACTCGTGTCAAAAAGTTGAATGTCCTGCTAATAAATATCATAATGGACGCGAATGTAAATCATGTCCGGTGGGTTTGAATTCACCGCCTAATTCTATTGGTATAGCTGCATGTAAATCAAGTTGTGGAAAAAATAAATATTTTTATGATAACGATTGTATACCTTGTCCTGATAATCATACTTCACTACAAGGTTCAGTTGGTCAGGGGGCGTGTCATGAACTTGTATGTTCTGCTAATAAATATCGTATTGCACGCGAATGTAGATCATGTCCCAGGGGTACTAATTCACCGCAGGATTCTATTAATATATCTGCATGTAAATCAATGTGTAAAAAACATGAATCTTATGATGGTAACCGTTGTATACCTTGTCCCGAAGGTTATACTTTACCAGCGGGTTCCTGGGCTGGAGTCCAGTGTCAAAAAGTTGTATGTCCTGCTAATAAATATCGTGAAGGACGCATATGTATACCTTGTCCCGTGGGTACTAATTCACCGCCTAATTCTATTAATATATCTGCATGCACCGTACCGCCACCGCCACCACCACCGCCACCGCCACCACCGGCACGGACTTGTGGAAGAGGTGAATACTACAACCCGGCATCAGGCAAATGCAGGTTGTGTCCGGGTGGTTATACTTCACCAGTAGGTTCACTTAGTTCGGCGGCGTGTTCTAAAGTACATTGTCCTAAAAATCACTACTACAGGGAGGACATGGATAAGTGTTGGCGGTGTGGACCGGGTCTAGGAAATCCAGCTGGTTCTCTTCCCAGGGATGCGTGTAAGTAAATCTTCACAATAGGTTAAATTAAATAATATGTGTAATATCATAATGATAAATTTCATGAATTTTTCCAAACTCTTTTTCTTGTAAATTAGATATCCATTTTTGAGGAGCAATAATTGTTTTTTTAGTATCATAATAACTAATATAAGATGCCATTAAACTAAATGTTGAATTAGAAATTATATTATGTTTAATAAAAGAAAGTAAAATAAATTCAATTTCAACATTATTTATATCAACAAAATATAAAAAAACTTTTTTTTCAAAAATATTATCTGTAATATTATTTTTACACCATTCAATATCATCAGAAAATATTACAATACAATTTTTATCAACAATATTTAATGCATTTATATAGTAATCAATATCTAAAGTATTATGATAATTATTGGGAGTCAAAATATAATCAGTTCTTCTAAAATGCATAGAAACAATATCATCATCTAAACATTCACGATTAATAATTTTTGTAAAATATAGTTTAATTGAATTATATAAATTATATACATTATACATATATGTTTCAGAAGAATATACTAAATGTCTTAAAAAGTTTCTAGTTGTTTTTTCATTTTCTAAATATTTAAAAGATTGAAAATATCCAAATAATAAAATATTATTATCATTAACATTGGGAAGATCATTATAATTATAATTTTTTTTTTCATTATATTTTAAAAATTTAATATTGTTAAATTCATTAATATTTAATACATTTAATTTATTAGTAAATAAAGTATTCCAAAATGATTTTCTTTCTAAATTATAAGAATTATATAAGTTATCAGAATATTTAAAAATTAATTTTTTTTTATTTTGAATAGAATAAGCATATGCAGTTGCTATTTGAAATAATTGATTACCCAATCCACCTTGAATAATAACTGATACATAATTTGAAATATCATTATTAAAATTAAAATCAAAAAATATTAAATTATTAAACATATATATCAGAACTAGTATATATTATATATTATATATTAGTTTTTTTTATATGATTAAAAAATTATTTGCGTATTATTATATAAACATTAAAAATTCATAATATATATATTATGAATTTTTCTAATAATTCTAGAGATGAAATTTTCAATTTAAATAAAGGTAATTTTAATAATATTGATTTTAAAAAACCAAGTAATAATAATTTTAGTAAAAATAGTCTTAGAGCAGGCGATGATTTAATATTTAATAAAAAAAAAATAAGTAATGATATTGTTTCTTCATCATCTGCATCATCATCTGGTGGTTCAGTTAGTTCATTAAGTGATTCATCATCAGACGGAAGTGCATCTGAGAAAAATTTTAAATCAAAAAAAACAAATGCTAAAGATAATGATTCATCCGCATCTTCAGTTACTGGATCTGATGACAGTGAAAGTGTATCTGGATCAAGTGTTGTAAGTAGAAAAAGTAATAGAAGATCAGAACATTCGAACACAGTAGTAGATAGTTTAAGAGAAAAAAAGGAAATAATATATCAACTGGATAGATTAGAACAGAGAGGATATAAAATACCATTTAAATTTAATTTAAATTCTGATCTCGAAGAAATGAAATTAGAATACAATAAATTATTAAAAGAAAAAGAAATTGATAACAGTATTCGTTTTCAAAGAAAAATGCTTATGGCATTTGTAACTGGTTCTGAATATTTAAATAATAGATATGATCCATTTACTATACAATTAGATGGTTGGTCTGAACAAGTTCATGATAATATAAATGATTATGATGATATTTTTGAAGAATTACATGATAAATATAAAAGTACGGGTAAAAAAATGGCACCAGAATTAAGATTATTTATTAGTTTATCGGGTAGTGCATTTATGTTTCATTTAACTAATAGAATGTTTAAAGAACAACCGTTACCAGATGTACAAAATATATTAAAATCAAATCCTAATTTAATGAAACAATTTCAAGAAGCAGCAGCGAAAGAATATGTAATGCCTACTAATAATACAAATAATAATTATAATCAAAGAAATGATAATCCAGTTAATGGACCCGGATTATTTGGAATGGTCAGTGGATTATTTAATAATTTAGGCGGTGGTTCTATGAGAAATAATATGAATATGAATAACAATGATGATAATAATTCAATAAGTGAAATTGATTCAATAATTGATGATGTTCATAAAAACATATCAACAAATAATAATAATAATAATATAGAAACATTGTCGGTAAGTGATGATGAAATCACTTCAATAATTGAAGATAATGCAGATATTAAATTTTTAAAATCAAATAAAAATAATAAAAGGACCTTAAATATTTAATTTCTAAATTTCAATTTATTTTTTTTTTGTTAAAGATTTAACGCCCTTTGCAGTTGTACTTACTATACTTTTAACCTGAGTTGCCATTTTTCCTAAATCTTTAGGAACACTTTTAATTCCTGAAACAGGATTTTTTAAATTACTTTCAATTTTTGTTGAAACATTTTTAATATTGTTAAAAAATATAGATAAACCCGATAAAATTAATGGGAAAATAATTGTTGTTAATAATAATAATACAATTAATATCATTTCAATTGTTGTTCCGGCATATACTAACTCTCTTCTTAAGTCTTCAGAACATTTACATTTTTCAGTAATTAATTTTCTAGTATAGGTCATTGTTATAAATACCCATACGGCGAATACAATATAAAATATAAATATTACTAACAAATATAATCCAGTTATTTCTTTACCAAAAACTTTTGCTAAAATAGTTCCAGGGGGTATTAACATTACAAATATTAAAAATACTAATGCAAATATACTGAAGTTTTTAATAAATGGTGCCGGATAAAATTCAGTTAAAGCACATTCGCAACCATCTGTTTCTAATTTTTGTATATATGTATATACACATGCCAATAATATAAATATAAATAAATTTACTATGAAATTTGCTATATAACCAGGTGTTATAAAACTCATTATCCAATACTTATCTATAATTATGTACGAAAAAAAACTTAAAAGTATTTAATGACATAATTAATATAAATATTAATCCAAATATACTAAAATAATATATAACGCTACTTAATCCTGTATTAGCACAAGGACAAAATCCTATATTATTATAGAATATATCTGTTGTTATTACAGTATAATATATAAATAATATAATATATGCGATAAATGTTAATATCATATATGTATTTACAACAATACTATTAGTAAAATATTTTAAAGATCTTTCTGTAAACATTGTAAATAATAAAATTAGTACTAGTAATATTTTAGGAAATAGTAATCCAAGGCAAAATCTTTTATTTCTTTTTATACAAAAACAACCAGAATTATTTTCTAATATATTGTTTAATTGAACATGTTCATAATAAATAATTAATAATAATAATATGATTAAATATGTATGTATTAAAATTTTTATCATTTCTTTATTATATCATAGATTAAAAATTTTGTTGAATTATCTAGTTTTGATGTATCTATTTTTTTTAAATTATTAAATATATCATTAGTTTCATATAATAATATATTTAATAATTCTAATATATAATCTAATATATATTTATAATAATTTTTTTCTAAATAATTATTAAATTGCTTATATAAATCATCACATAAATTATTATATAATTCATTATATTTATGTTTATCTTCTTTTATAATAAAAATAAAATATTTAATTATATTTAATTGTTTATTTTTCCATTTTATATAATCACAATATTCATTATATAAATTATCATTTAATATATTATTATTTATAATATATTCATTTGGTAACCATAATTTATGTAATATATAATTATTAATAATATTATAAATAATTGTATTATTATTATGAAATAATTTTAATATTTCTATATATATAATATCAAATTTTTTTTCAATATAATTAAATACAATATTAAATAATTTTTCATTTTCCTCATTATTATTTTTTTTTAAAATTTCTATAATCGTATTTAATATTATATTTTTATTATTTTCTGTAATTTTATTTAGTAATCCAATAATATTTTTTGTATTATTATCATTATTATTATTTATATTTGTTGTAAAAGTATATAATTTATTTTTATTATTATATAATATATTTCTTGTTTTATATTTTTTTTTTTCCCATACGCTTTTCGGATCGTATTTTGTAGTAAAACAATT